AGAATTGGATTTACATTTGCGGGAACTACCCGAACTATCTAATAAAGAATTGCTTGAAGTTTTAGAAGAAATGGTTGGTTTGCGTGGCTAAGGAATTACCAGTTCACAACGATATCCTAAGTAGACCTGTTAGTGTGGATGATACTGTTGCTTTTTCCAATCACAATTCATTAGAGATTGGCAGGATTGTTAAAGTAACAAACAAGCAAATCCGTGTTGTTCCCCTACTGGGACGCTATTCTGCGGACTTCCCTGGGTACTTAAAATATAGTAGTCAATGTGTGCTAGTAGGCGGACCCGATCTCACAATGTGGATGCTGAAAACAGGTTGACAGTAAATCATTTTGGGTGTATAATAGACTCTTAGACAGCAACTAGTAGGAGCATACAATGGTCGTAGTAGCAAAAATGACAGACGGTAGAGTGGTTGAAGTCGTCCGTGTCGCTGAAACAGTTGGCTTTTCTACTGACAAATATTGGGTAATGGTCTGTTTTGACTTTGAAAAGATAAACCGAAAGCGTGAGCAATTCAAGTGGGTCCCCGCAACAACCCGATTCGACTGGGTTAGGGAATTCTCTTTCGGTTGACAGTAAATGGTTTTGATGCTATAATGTAAGCATAGATAGAAAGGGCACACAATGAAAAAAGGTCACATGTTAGCTACGATGTTAGTCATTGCCACTAACGCACACGATGGTCAATACGACAAAGGTGGTGCTCCATACATTCTTCACCCACTGAAAGTTATGCACTACCTGAAGTCCGAGGACGAGGAACTGATGTGTATGGCTCTTGGGCATGATGTCATTGAAGACACCTCAGTTACTTACAAGGACCTTCGTGATGCCGGTATCAGTGAGCGAGTGATTGATGCTGTCCGGGCACTGACAAAACAGCCGGGGCAGACTTACGAAGAATACAAAGAAGGGGTATTTGCTAGTACCGATGCTATGCGAGTCAAAATGGCTGATCTGCGTCACAACACAGATATCCGTAGACTGAAAGGCGTCACTGAAAAAGACATTGCTCGTATGGCAAAGTATCACACTTTTTACATGGAAATCAAAGCAAGATTGGGATAATAAGATGGCATTCATTCAAAATTGCGCAGCAAGCGACATTAGTTCCGGCAAATGGTATAAAGACCCCGGAGAAAACTCCATGCTGATTAGCATCACTGATCCAGCAGGGTGGAGTCCCGAGGCAGTGACCAACTTCAAACAACGCCACAACTTTGAGTTCCTTGACATTGAAAAAGATGACGCGGTGTTTGACGAAGAATGCCGAGTGAGTGATTCACAAGCCGCTGAACTTGTTTGGTTGCTTAAACATGCTTTGCTCAATGATATGAATGTCATTGTTCATTGTACGGCTGGCATTTGCCGCTCAGGCGCAGTAACAGAAATTGGCGTTCAGATGGGATTTGATGATGTTGGTCGATATCGTCAACCTAATCTGTTAGTCAAGCACAAAATGTCAAAGGTGCTAGGTTGGACTTATGATGAAGACGAAGAGTCCACACCGGTAAATTTATCAGCAAAATTTGATTGGGAGGGCGATATTTAATGCCTAAGTTATATGTATTAGTAGGGGTGCCCGGAGCAGGTAAAACAACTTGGATCGGGCATCAGGATTTCAATTGGGATAACACTGAATTAGTTAGTACCGACCGTTTCGTTGAGCAATACGCAGATGTAAACAAGAAAACTTACAATGAAGTATTTGAAGCATACATGCCAACTGCGGTGAAGTTAATGGCTGCTCAAGTCGTAGCTGCCCGCGCCGCAGGCAAAGACATTGTGTGGGACCAAACTTCTACTACTATTAAAAGCCGTGCTAAAAAGTTCAACATGTTGCCCGAGTATGAGGCCATTGCTGTGGTGTTTAAAACACCCGAGCTTACAGAGTTGAATCTACGGTTGAAGTCGCGGCCCGGGAAAAACATACCTTCGCATGTAATGGTTCAAATGATCCGCGGATTTGAAGTTCCTACATTAAGTGAAGGATTTTCAGAAATCAGACAGTCAAAAGGTTGACATTAAATCATTTTGGTGATATAATAGATACTTAAACAGCAACAAGGACAGTATATGAAAGCATTTACATTCACATATTTTCATGTTCCGCCAACTTACAAGATTCAGTTGGGCGTAGACGCCGTAGAGAAACGAACCGTTATCATTCACGCTAAAAACAAAGTAGAAGCTAAGCGTTTATTTGATTTGGCACGAAGCTAAAGCTTGACATTAAATCATTTTGGTGATATAATAGATACTTAAACAGCAACAAGGACTTGAAATGACTTTACAAGAAATCAATCGCTCTATTCTCTCAGGCACATTTTCCAATGATGATCTGAATTCAATGGTAGACGCAATCAAATTTGTACGAGGACAATTGGCCAGCAAAGCCAAATGTACATTGACAGTTGGGTCTAATGTGAAATTCACAAACACCCGAAGCGGTGGAGTGACTATTGGTATTGTTGGTAAGGTGAACCGTAAATTCATTATCGTCAAGTCTGGTATGACCAACTGGCGTGTCCCTGCAAACATGTTGTCTGCGGCATAATGTCTTGGTTTGAACTTCTATACCTCTTGAATGTGGTATGTATTGTTGTTAGCTGGCGCGCTGCTACGAGCTGCTTCAGCCGAGGTGATAAGGGCTGGGGCAACGTTAACCTCTTCGCAAGTGCTCTCAATTTTGTAATCGTTGTAAGACATTTTATCTAAGGAAAAATCATGGAAAAACTTATCGCTGCTCTTGTTATTATGCTAGGCATGGTCGGCCTTGCGTTGTTCATTGGATTCCTACTGGCATGGCCTGTCATGATGCTGTGGAATGGTTGTTTGGTAGATGCTGTTACCATTGTCAAACCCATTGGTTGGTTGCAGGCGTGGGGCATCACTATCTTGGCATCTTTCTTGTTTAAATCCACTTCAAGCAAATAAAAGGTTGACATTAAATCACTTTGGTGATATAATAGATACTTAGACAGCAACAAACAGGATTACAAAATGGCTTACATGTCCCAAGAACTCAAAGCAAAACGCGCCCCAACTATCAAGGCAATCTGCGCTAAGTACGGTGTCAAGGCTTCCCTGGCAGTGCGCAATCACATGACTTTGGTTCTGAACATTAAGTCCGGTTCTATTGACTTTATTGGTAACTCTAATCGTGTTTGTGGTGCTGATCATTATCAAGTATCTCGTGGATTCAAACCTAATACAAGTGGTTACGAGCAAGTAAATCCTTATCACTTTCAAAGTCATTTTGACGGTAAAGCAAAAGACTTCATTGAAGAAGTACTTGACGCAATGAATACTGGTAACCATGACAACAGCGACATCATGACAGACTATTTTGATGTAGGTTACTATGTTGATGTTAACATTGGTGCTTGGGACAAACCTTACACTATCTCTATCTAAGGAATAATATGAACAAAATCACACTCACTAATCTAACTCAATATCAGGTTAATATGCTGGATAAAATGTGGAGCATTGATTCGCTGGAAGACTTCACACAATGGCAAAAAAGTCTGGATGACGAGGACCAACAACTCAGTATGGACTTAGCTGAAGCAGTTCGAACAGTAATGTCCGATGAAGTTTTGGACTGTACCGAAGCAAATAAAATTCTTTCTAAATTTCGTCTTTGATTTCGGTTGACATTAAATCCGAAATCTGATATAATAGATACTTAAACAGCAACAAGGAATACAAAATGGCAGGCAAAGCAAAATCGGTTTATCTTCTGGTAACCCCAATTGGTAGCATTAAAAGTGTGCTAAGCAAAATGTTCTTTGATGCTAAGGCATTCAATGAATTTGTGAAATCGGATGAATTTAAGGCTAAATATCCGGCAACTGAGTTCCAAGTTATCAAAGAAATTTATTGATTTCGGTTGACATTAAATCCGAAATCTGATATAATAGATACTTAAACAGCAACAAGGAAGAACGAAATGGCACGTAAGACTAAAGCAGAAATGGCACTTGAAGCAGAAAACGCCCGATATATGCAAGAAGCAGAAGCAGAAGCTACATATCTTCCTCGCTTGATGGCAGCATTGGCTCAAGCAACCAATGATAACTTTGAACTGACCGTTGAGGATAATCTGTTTGTAGTCCGTGACAGAGACAGCAACACCCGCGACACTTTCGCAATGAGTCCTACTTACACTCGTGAAGCATGGGAACTGGACAGTCTGGAAAGCTATCTGGCAGAGAAGGAAGCTGCCCGCGTAGAAAGCGAACGCAAGTACCTTGTTAGATTGTCGGCTCTGAACAAGCTCACCGCCGAAGAAAAACAACTGTTGAATCTGTAATGAAAATGTTTATCGTGTTCAATCAAAACGGCAATGCTCAGGGAATGGTCAAGGCTGATAGTCATATCGCTGCTACCAAACAAGCACGATCAAAATTCGGGTTCGATGTAAGAGTCTCTTACACTGAAATTTAAACAAAATTTTTATAATAGAAATGATTGACAATAATGTCCGTTTCTGTTATAATTATATCTGTACTGAATAATCAGTACTTAACTTAGCTTCTATATTTAAGGAATCAAAATGGCTAATCTTACTCAAGTGTTCACAGTCGCAGGCATCATCACTCATAATGGTTCTACCAAAGTTCGCTTTGCTAATGATCTTGTTCGCCGTATTAAACAATTCTCAAAAGGTGGTGCTTCGCGTATTGACTTGATGGAATTGCCATCGGAGATGACTAAGATTGAGGCTCTTCGCTTTCTTCAATCACACGCTGACTTTCAAAGCCCGGCTGATCAAGCGACTATCTCTGATTCTCTGGAAGATCGTGTCAAAGAGTCCAAGAAGGGCGAAGTTAAAGTTTCTAATTCAGCTAAACCAAGTCTTGAATCTATCAAGGCACGCGGTAAAAAGGTCACTAAGGAAGTGACAGTTGCGTCTATCCTCTCGTTGTTCCCTCAAGTATCAGCAACTTCAGCTTCAATCGTTGCTGATGCTGAACTCTCAGCAGACCTTCACAATGTGGACCCAGCATGAAACTCTCATCCAAACTATCTAAAGTAACTGATAGCCTGACTATTAATATGTATGACAACGGTTTTATGGTCGAAGTTACTGGTCGTTCTACAACTGATGACTGGAAGACTGTGAAAATTATGTGCCAGACTTTGGAAGAAGTTCATGTAGTTCTTGCTGAAGCAGCATCAATGCCCCGAGAATAACTTTAGGAAAACTCAATGTCATCTTCTATTCTTGCTGACAAACTAGCACCACAGCATACATTTAACCCGGCAAACAAAAAAGACTTGTTGGAGTTGAAGTTTTTCAGGGCTAATAAGAAATGGAAAACAACTTGTCCGTTTATTCTCACTTATCCCTATCTTGAAATCCCAAGTATGTGTGCTGAACTTTACACTGATTACATGATGGAAAAACTATCTTAAAAGATGCCCAACAAAAAATCTCCCTAGGGAGATTTTTTTGTGGTAATTTAATTACGGAGCAGCAGTTAGTGATACGTAATAAGTGATGCCTTTGATCACAATAGGTATCTTATACGCAATGACACTATCCACAGCAACAAGTGGATCTGATCCTGTTACTGTGATATTAGCTGGAAGCACAATGCTACTTGCCACAGAAAGATTCTGTAATATCCCAGTTGATGTAATGTTAGGCTGTGCTGATTCTGAGACTGTATTGGCAACTCCGGAGGTCAATGCTGATCCTGCGGTCAAGGCATAATTTGCTGACGCAGCACTTGAAAAGTATCCACCGCCTGCACCTGCTAAGATGGCATTTCCTATCGTTTGTAAGTTAGCACTGCGAGTAGTAGGAACTCCGCTCATACTAACCACTGGCACTAATGTGTTGTATGATATACCAGTACCTATATCAACGAGCCCGGTTATTTTAATATTTGTCGGCATTTAAATTTCTTTCTATTAAGCAAATACTGCGCCATTGTTTCCAATACAGTACCATTTGCTATTCATGTATTGTAATGTACATCCTGCGCCCAATGTGCTAAATGTCATTGTGCCAGTGCCAGATGCCTTCCATCCTGCGTTAGTAACTGTTATGACCATGTTACCAGATGTGATGCTATTAGCCATGAATGTTTTAATCTGTCCAGATATTCCAACTGCTAAAGTTGCGGTTTCTGCTGCTGCTGTTGTAAAGTAACTAGCAGTTGTTGTTAAACTGACTGCTGTTAGGTTCGCAAGGTCCTCACCACCGTTGAAGGACACTTTACCCGATGTCAGCAAATTACCCCCGGTAATGTTACCAGTGATGACCAAGTTAGTTGGAAGATCAACTGTGATTGTTCCAGTGGATGTAATCGCACTACCTGTTACAACTAGCGCGTTACTCGTTACTCCGACACTTGTCACTGTACCACCAGTAGTCAGAGTAGAAACTGTTATCTCACCTGTGCTTCCACTGAGAATTACGCCCGACCCTGCGGTCAATCTTGTCACCCCGGTGTTAATGATATTGACTGTGCCTGACGTAGTAACAGGACTACCTGTTACTTGAATACCTGTCCCCGGGGTGAACTCTATGCTTGTTACTGTTCCGACTGAGGTAGATGAAGCAGCAGCAGTAACTCTTCCGTACTGATCTAATGTTAGTGTAGGTGCAATATATGACCCGGCGACTACCCCACTTGTTGAAAGTCCGATTGCGATATTACCGCTGGATATGATTGGTGATCCAGTAACCGTCAATCCAGTACCACCTAGTACTCCAACACTAGTTACTGTACCAGAACCTGATCCAGTACCACCTGGGGCGACAAGAGTGTAAACGCCAGTTACTGGATTATTACTTACTACTATGCTACTATCTCCCGCTACAATAGAAGTAACTCCTGTATTTGTGAAAGTTACTGTACCAGTTGATGAATTTGCGCTAATACTCATACCTGTATTTGCTACAAAAGTATTGTATGGGCTGGCGTTTTTGAATAGCGTGTCGAAATTAGTGTTTGCTTTAGTGAAGGCAGTATACAACGAATCACTGCCTATCGATTCGTTTTGTAAGCCAATGTTAATTACTTGTATGCCTGAGATTGCCATGAGATTTAATCCTTATATACTATTTATCAATAAGGATTAAATGAGCTACCGCACCCGCATGTTGTTTGGGCTTGTGGATTACTAATTTTGAAACTTGCGCCCATCAAATCTTCTACGTAATCAACAACTGCATTCAATAGATACTGTGAACTCATGCTGTCAACTCTAATAGTAGTTTCACCAGCTGGAATCTCAAAATCATCCTCATTGAGTTCCTCATCCATGGCAAAACCATAGCTCATTCCGCTACAGCCTCCGCCTTGTACATACATTCGTAATCGCATAGCAGGATTGTCTTCTTCTGCTAATAGCTCTGCTATTTTATTGCTTGCTGATTGAGTTATTGTGATATTCATAGATGTATTTATCTATGAAACCACTGGTTATATTGTTTTAGACTCGATGAAATTTCATTATCGTCGGCGCGTAATGCGGCCTTTAGTGAGATCATATGGAGAGAATTCTATCTCAACAGTATCACCCAGCAATATCTTAATTGCGTGTTGTCGCATCTTGCCAGAAATGTGACCTACTATTTTCGCGCCGGATTCTAATGTAATACGGAACATGGCATTCGATAACACATCAGTTACCTTGCCGTCCATTTTAATGCCTTCTTCTTTTGCCATTTTTTACTTTTTATTCCTTAATTAACTGTTTGGGCTTGAAGTTTAACCCACATGAATTCTTTCATGTACTCTGGATTGTTAGTAACATATCCCGTGTAACTGTAACCCATTCTATCCTTGATAACCCTAACGCCACCACGTGGACCTTGCAGCCAAACTTTGTCGCTGAGTGTGACTAACCGATTGTATCTGAGGAAACTAGATGACGGACCGCTAAATGTGTATAGTCCGGATTTAAAATCAGCACGTTCGCGGGTGATCTTACAGTAATATGTATGATCAGCCACGGCGCATCCTTGCGATATCAATTGCGTCTTGATCGCAGAATACCGGAACCGCGTTGCTTTTGTGTAGTTGGCCGATGCCTAGCATTTTTGTGCCAGTATATTGCGGTGAGGGCTTGTGAGTTACGGCCCCTGCTTCTCCTGTATTACGAGAAGGGATATGTTTAGTAGAGCGTCCTTCAGGCACAGTCAATGAATATTGAAGCGTTTCCGCCCGCATTGCGCGTCTGCGTTTATTTTCTTCCTGCTCAACGCCCCACTTATTCTGTAGTTCTTTCCAAGAAGCATCAAGCTCCCGTGCCCGCTGAGCCTCAGCAGCATTCTTGAATTTATGTTTACCTTTATACTTTCCGGATGTGGTTAACGCCGGGTGTGATAGGTGCATTGTCATTTGATAAAAGTATACATTGTTGAGTAAATTATATTATACTATATTTATACACGGAAGTCAAGTATTATCTTTTCAAAATTGCCCAAACTTTTTCTTTCTCAATGATTTCGGCTTCAAGTTCTTTATAGCGTTTGCCCAATTCTTTTAGTTCATCCCATTTATCTTCTAATTTTGGATTTGGGTGTAGAATGGCTAATCGTTCTTCAATTTTAGCAAGAGTTTCAGACAGCTTGACACCCTTCATAGTTATCTCGCCTTCAAACTTAGCATCACCTATGACATTCAGCGCCCCGGAGCTGCTGGACAAGTTTCCCACAATATTTGTCCCGGTATTTGCCCATACTACCCCGCCTGTGCCGCCTGACGATATGAGTGTTTGACCTGATATGCCAGTAGTATAGATCGGTGATGAAGTGACGGATAATGTATCGTTCATAATATCTAGTATAGATGGATCAATATAAGTTCCCATTTAAGAAGTCCTCTTTAGAATGTATCTGCCTTGATCATCCATGCCGAAATCAATAGCATCGCCCTCTTTCCATCCTAATTGTGCTAATAGAATAGGAGGAATAGGAAGTAATACATCTCCGTTTTCAGGATCAAGTTGTGTTATCACTTCGTATCGTTTTAATTCTTGTCCGGGTTTTTTAGTAGCCATAAATCTCCTTCAGCTTATTAATTGTTTGTTCAGCGGCATCTGGCTCTTCTGATTCATCACCGTGTTTCACTGGAATTCCACCAGCATCTGTCCATTTCTGAATGTAGGGGCCGAAATCATCAACCAATACATTTGATACACTGTCTGTAACTGCGTACTTTTGCTTATTGCTAGTGAAGATAGCAGTCGAACTAGATCCAGGATGAAATTCGTCCAGCCAATCTTTTTTAGCTTGTTTACTTGCGTCTGAGAACGGCCCGCGCAATGGAGCTGATAACACGGTATACGGGATATTATGTTCTTGTAACCATTTAATAATTTCTAGCCCACCCTTAAGTGGTCTCAATGTGCGAAAGAAATCATATACTTGCTTAGCAGAACTGTTAGCTAATTCATCAATCTCACCTTCTTTATCCTGAATTGCTTTCCAATGTGTCACGTGGTGCTTATCAGCCCAAGCACCGAAGAAGTCGGCTTGTACTCCATCCATATCTAGGTATAGGTGTGGTATAGTGTTTGTTGTTATTTCATTTAGTTTCATAATGTAATGCTATTAATGTTGATATAGGTCACTTAAATAATATTATACACATATTTATTGCGTAAGTCAATAGAGTGTGGGTAATAAAAATAAGAGTAGTTATAACTACCGTATCTCATGCAAACCATAATCACAGCAATGCTGTTCTTCCTGCCTACCTCTTCAGCGAATCCATGGCCTAATACTGAGCGGGTTATTAAAGAGGTATGCGAACTTCGGTCGCCAATCAAAGGAAAGCCGGTTACATACGGCGCAAATGAATATGTAAAGTCTCAAAAGGGGAGTAGCTTTGAAATTTGTAGGAATATGCTGGTGCCTCGAACATCATGATTGATCCATTCACAGCATTTGCCATGGCCCAGGGTGCCGTCAAGGGTATTAAAGCGGCAATGCAATTAGGAAAAGATGTCACTGGACTATACAAAGAGTTCAGTACGTTCTTTCAATCGGCTGACGCAGTTCATGCTGCTACTAGCAAAATGCGAATGGATAGTGCGGGAAAATCAGATGCGCAAATTGGTAGTGAAGCATTACAAATCGCCATGGCATCCAAAGCCCTACGTGACAATGAGCGTGAACTAAAAGACTTGTTGTACTGGTCAGGTAATGCTCAAGTATGGGATGACATGATGAAAGAACGTGTACGCATGATGAAAGAACGTAATGCTGCCGAAGCACTGATCGCCAAAGTAAAACAACAGAAAAAAGAAGACATTGCTAACGGTATCATGAATGGTCTAGTTTTTTTAGGTGCGTTAGGGGTTGTAATTCCACTATTAACATTCACATTTCAGATAATCACTAAGTAATGTACACTCAGTCACTTCAGCATATGTATCAGGCTTGGCAACAAGATAATCCTACTTATATAGAAGATTGGTACAAATTTGTACAACTGGCTGCTAAGTGGCTCGACGCAAGCACAAATGATGTTATCATAATACTAAATCAATGCGCCTGGTTTAAACAAGGATGGCCCCCTCTTAGCCGACTGTACTAGTATAGTTTTGATATCAGCGCAGCTTCAGGTATACGAGTGCGTGTATTCTTGCTACCCAATAGGACAACTGTTCTAATCCCATGTAACGTTTTAAGCTTCATAACAATACATCCGCCGCTTTTATTTATAAAGCCTGTCTTGCTAACAATGAAGTCATATCCGTGACCCACTAATGGATTAGTGTTTCGTAATGTGATCCACTTATTTTTCTTAGTCTGAAGTTTAATATCAGAGAGCTTGCTTGTTTCCACAATGAAGGGGTAATTGCTTGCTGCCTGTACCAACTTTAGTAAATCAGTTGGGGTACTAACGTTCTCACTGCGTAATCCAGTTGAATCTAGCAAACGTGTATCAAACATTTCTAATTCTTGTACTTTTCGATTCATCATGTGAAGGCATTCATAATACCCACCGGGGTACTGCTCACATAAAATAGTAGCAGCATTATTGTCTGACTTCACAATTGCCATTTCCATTAGCATTCTTCTGGATAATTGCTTATGATAAAGTTTTGTTGATATGATTTCATCAAGTGATTGATTACCGTCCAGCACTGTCATTACTGTGATTAATTTAGTTATGCTGGCAATAGAGCGGACATCGCCTGTGTTTACCCCTTCCAGCACTTTGCCATTCTCGTCTGCCACTAGCCAAGCTTGGGCAGTGATTGATGTTGGGGCAGCATATAGATTAGTTGATAGTAATAATGCTGTTGCTATAATAAATTTAATCATCGTTTCCATAACATAAAGTTTATGTAATCATATTCGGCTGTAAAGTGAAATTCGTATTTACCCGGTAGGGCCCCTGCGCTATCAATCATACAGTAATCCCAGTGCTCAATATTATTGGTATTACACCAATCAATTACAGCCGTTAGTTCACCGAACGGTATGTCAATTAACGCAGTGTAATTATACAGAGTATTGGGTAACACTGACGCCACTCTTTTCTAGAAATTCTATTCCTGCCACGTCCCTATAACTATTGCGATAGTATACACTAGATATGCCGCTTTGGTATATAAGTTTGGCACAATCAAGACAAGGAGCATGAGTAATAAAAACACTAGCATCACGGCCGCTTTGACTTGATTTGGCCAGCTTCGCAATCGCATTGGATTCAGCATGGAGGACCTCTGGTTTAGTTTTTAAACGATAACGTCTGGCATAACCTAAATCGGGGTCTAAGTCATCTTCAACAAAGGGCCAGCTTTCGTAAATCTCTTCTGGACTTAGCCAACCTCCAGCATCACCACTCATAAATTCTTCAGCTTCACAGTTGTTATCCCATCCTGCAGGCATACCATTGTAGCCGTAACTGATAACTGAATCATCTTTTACAATAACTGCGCCTACCTGTAATCGTTTGGCATGGCTTAATTGAGCAGTTCTGTTTGCCCAGTCCATATACAGGTCAATATATTTTTGTTTCATTCTTCCAACAAATCAATTTTGTTAGGTTTGTCTTTCCATTCAGCAGCATCATCGGGCGCCGGCTTACGTTTAGTGATTGACGGCCATTTATCACTGAGGCGCGAATTCAAGTCAGTCCAAAAGATTACATCGATCTTTTTGTCTGTATCCGGTACAATTGCGTTAATTGGACACTCGGGTACACAAACCCCACAGTCAATACATTCGTCTGGATTGATGACCAGAAAGTTTGGGCCTTCATAGAAACAGTCAACTGGGCACACTTCTACACAGTCTGTGTGTTTACACTTAATACAATTTTCAGTTACTAGATATGTCATTTTTAATATAGCCTATAGTTTCAATGTGCTTTTTTGCACTTATTTCATTTGGTAGAATGCTTAATACAAAGTCAGTAATATCAAATTTCCTACAAAAAGATTCTCCGAATGAGATTCCTCTGAGGTTGTCGAATACATATTCTTTGCAAAAAATCTCGTAGTCACTCATATCAATTGTGTTGACTTTATCAGCAGGCCAGCATCTAGTCGAAAGCTGCTTGGCAATATGCTCAAATGAATTCAATCTGCGTCCGTTGCTTTTACATAGCCATCAACAATCATATAATATTGATCTACGTGATTAACTTGGGCAAATGCCACGTGGCAAATATCATTTAATTTTTTAGCAACATCTTCCAGTGATGTGCCTTGACACATGAAAGCACTGGTAACTGAGTCGTACACAAAAATAATTCCAGAACGCACTTCAGTACGCAGTGATGGGATTTTTGCTATTGTACTATCAATCTCTTGTTGAACAAGAGTTTCCAATGCTATTCGCAGCTTAACTCGCAATAAGAGAGTACCAATGAACCATCCTAGAACAAAGGTAATAAGACCTGTGATAATGTATTCCATACTGTTATTTATTAATAGTAATACTTGACCAAAGTTTCAGTTTTTCAAACTTATTCTTTTTAGCTTGTTGTAAACCCTCAACTGTCACCCCAATATTCATATCAGTTAACAGTTCAACCATTGCCAGAAGATCGCCAATTTCTTCTTCAAGCATACTGAGGTTAGTTACATTTTTACCCGGTTTGATTTGATCTGGACCAAAGCGCATACACTTGCTGACTGCCTGAATAACTTCAGCGGCCTCTTCTTGTAGGATCAGCATGATTTCTTTTGTTTGGTCGTTCATTATTTTTTCTTTGTTGCGATGTGTTTTGTGTGATAAGATTTCCAATCAGTCAGATAGTGATTATTATCAATCCAACGATGTAGTCCTTTTTTTGTTTCTACTAAAAATCCCCATTCTCTCTTTTGAGAACCCATGAAGAATAAAGTAGTAGTTGGCTTCTCGTCATCCAATTCTAACCAGTGATACTCGTTTGCTTTACGATGGATGATACTGCCTGGACCCCTCCAGTGAGAGAATTCAGCAAACTTCTTCCCTTCTTTATTAAAGATAGGGACATGTTCCCAGTACCCACCTTTAAGGACCAGTGTTGTATAAGACCAAGGATGATCATGAAAGACCGGGTCATCACTGCGAACAATTTTGTGCAGCGTGAAGTTGAATGGAAACCAACTGCGATCTTTTAGAAAGAGATAATAACGGTGCATGTAATCTGCTCCCGTTTGGCGATCTGGAATCAGCCGATACCTGCCCAATTTGTTCATAATAGTGTGAAATAATCCCATTGAAACCCCTAGGCAAGTATAAAAATTTTGTAACAGGCTTTGTTTTCGGGTGCCTGTCTTACCTATACAATCTTATTACAAGACTGAAATATAACTATTACAGATTCGCAGCAGCAATTGCGCGGTAACCAGCAGCGACGACGGCGCGGCTTGGGCGACCCAAGCGATAGCGAGTCTCAGTTTCATTGACACGCTTGTTAGCATAAACAGCGTATCCGCCATTCAAACGCAACGAGCTAACAGTAGCTGTTGGATTGGCAATGCCAAAGCGTGTAGTAATTTGTGAAGCAGTAAGTTGCTCACCAGTTGCCAGTGCTTCGATCAAGAGTTCTTGTTTAGTCATTTTAGTAGTTGAAGTCATTTTAATTTCCTTTAAGTTATTTCGCATAGAGTGAATCTCGCAGCGTGTTACTATTATAATACATTTTCATGTCAGACGCAATAGCATTTGGGTCTTTGTTCCCCAAATGCTACAGTCTATATGTCCAGAAACTTCAATTCAAACACAGCAGCTTGTTCATCGTGGCCCGCGTAACCTCGAGGGTTACAAACCACGCGAGTATCACCAACCATGTAGTCGAACGGATCATGGGTGTGACCATGGGTCCATAGAGCAATCTGCGGACGATCCAAGATGAATTCACTAAGATCCGAACGATAGCCACCGTTCATCAAATACTGACCAGCGTACCGTTCATGGGTACTGTTGAAAGTAGGAACATGATGCCCAACTACAACACACTTTTGATCTTTACGATCAGCCAGGACACTATCAAAGTATTGAACAGTTTTACGATGCCGAATCACTGTGTGAGCAGGGCGCAGTTTAGTATAACCCAAATCATCATTGCGGATGATTTTAAAGTCGTTCATCATATCAGTCAAAGCGTGAAGCGTCAGTGGATCACCTTTGTTACAATCAGTCCACAATGTGCCGCCCATGAAAGTAACATCATTGATGACCTTGATATCTTGTTCGAGAAAATACACATTAGGAAACTTGGCGCATTCTTCACGCAAATGTTGAATGCTTGCGGTCCAGCGTCCGTGATAGAACTCATGGTTACCCGCAACATACACCACGTGGGGAAACTGAAAGCTACACCGTTTCAGAAAGTCACGAAATTTCTGCGCACGAGCCTGGCCGTGCTGAAGTGCTTTGATTTCTAAATGGCTGTACTTTGTTTCTGGATGACTGTGTAAGTCTTCAGCGATAAAGATATCACCTGAGAGAATAAGGACCTCTGCGCCTTCAGTGTTTTGAAGGTTGATATCTTGAAATTCAAGATGGAGATCCGAGCATACTGCGATTTTCATTTTGTTAATAATTCCATTAATTTCTTTTGGGTGATCACCTCGTGAACACCTTTTACTTCTTTTACTACCATTTCAATCTCAACGATTTCCCAATCTGATATTTTGTGACTCTGATTTTGGTTGTTCATAACCATTGTTAAGAATGACCGCAACCCTCCAATCTTTTGAAAGATTCGTCCAATATTATCATAGCGATTATAATCTGGAGTGCCAGATACAAACATCACTGGGTTGTCTTTACTTCTAATCTTGTAATAAATCATGCTATCGCTATTAAATGCTTACAGGTTCCGCGAAATTGAAATCCCGCGCAAGTGCAAGTCTTGCTTTCTGTATCAATAGAGTAGACAGCACCTTTGCTGCCTGACACTTTGATAACTGTATCTTTTTCCTTGATTGCTTTGAAGGGATTTGGCTTAGCTGCCACAAACTTGCGACCACGCTTGTCAATTGTGATAGGCTCTTTAAAGTAAAAAGGAACAGTATCATTTTTCTTAATGTAAGCCAGCATCTTGTTGCCATCAAACAAATAAGTATGATTAGGCTGCGCTGCGCCAGACCATACTGTTGTTTCTACGACTGCTTCCATTATGCCACTTCCTTCGTCAGAACCTCAGACAACACCAGCAACTTAGCGCCACCGATGCTTACATACCATACATCATCTTTCATAATGTAATAGTATTCAGAATCAAAATGCTCACACAATTGAGCAAAGCTACTAACAGAAGTGAATTCAATACCCGTCTCTCCACGATCACGGCCGTAGAAACGACATTGCTTGGCAACATGATTTTCATCATATTCCATACCATCATTGAAATTGATTTTCTCGCCGATTGTTTTGCCCAGAGCACTTATATCGCCCATTGCAATCAGATGATTTGCCTTAGGAGAGTCATAGTTGTCAAGCAGGACCTGACCGTTGTAGCTCAGGTAACCGTCTGAATGACAGTAAACTGCCTTACAATTGTCGCCATGCATTACGCCGATTACTGAATTTGTGCTCATTTTAAGTCCTGTTTGTTGCTGTCTAAGTATCTATTATAACAGCTTTTGGATTAAATGTCAAGCGCCGAGGAATGACATTAGGATTTCGTAATGGTCTTCAAAGCATTCTTCACTGCGAACCTCTGCGATTGGAACCCACCGTGCTTTCTCAGCATCGTCACTGCCTTTTACTTTAGGCAACTCACCATCGGGCAATTGAATGTAAAATGCGTGTGTGATAATACGACCACGAGGGCTACGATCAATAGCATCAAACACTTTACTGCGAACAATGGATCCGCGTAGCACAGGACTGGGCACTTTGATCATTGTTTCTTCACGCAATTCACGGATAGCAGCATCTTCTACAGTCTTATCAGTTTCTGCGTTAACATAACCGCCGGGCAATGCCCATAGACCTTTACCGGGTTCAGCCCGACGTTTAATCATCAATACATTACCTGATTGAATAACAACAGCATCAGCAGTTGAAAAGATAGGAGGATACTTTAAGCTGGCATATTGCTTTTTGTTTTCAATGATGAACTCACGCTCACGGATAATTTGTTCGTATTCAGGAGTTGATTTGAATTGATCCAGAAAGTCAAAAGTAGTTTGCGGAACAACATTGCGGATGAAATTCATATTGACATCACGCTTGAAATACAAGTTGCGAATATCAGTAGCATCCAGTGGCTCCAGTAGTTCAACTTCTTCAAAGCCCCACTGTGGAAACATGTCAAGATAGAAACTGCTTGGATCTTTCTTGTGACCAATGATACCAACTCGGTCACCTTGCTTGGTGTGCTTGGCAACTAATGCTTGTATACGAACAGCCCACGCTTGGTCATTGTAGATAGTGTCTGGATTTGCTTCAACTTGAATTGACAGTGTACCTGTTAGTCCAGCAGTTGCCGACTTAATCATTTGTCTACGTTCAGCAAAGGTAAACGGGTTCTTATAAGTGCGTGGCTGATTGGCGCTGCCGCAGATAAAGATCAATTGCTTACAATTTGCAGTAGCACGATGCGCCAGCAACAAGTGAGCGGTGTGGAATGGTTGAAAGCGACCGATTAGGACTAGTGTGTCGTATTTTTTCATTTTGTGTCTCCCAACATAGCAACTTTGCGAGCCAGCTCTTTTTCAATTTCGACAATCTCTAACATTGCTTTTGCTCGGGCTTCCGAAACAAGTTCAGTTGATTCAACTACTCTAGCTTGTTCTTTGATTTCAAGTACTTCCAGCGTAACTACGTCAGTAAGCATATAGTCAGTGCCGCGAAATGTTGGGATTTTATCCAAGGAGTCAAATCGTTTGCAACTAAGCGAATATACGCTCCAATATGAATAACCGCCGCTATGGTAATCGATGTCGTAATAGACACGCTTACCTAATTTGTTGATTGCTGATAAGACGTAGGCTTTTGAAATGGTGAATGTTTTGCTTGACATATAAAAATCCTTTATATTAATGTCAGTAGAAGGTCTATCTCTCTACTGTATGACTTATTATAGCATGACCTGTATTAAAAGTCAAGCTATAATTTCCTGCTTATTTGCGTGCGTTTGCTCGAACTTCGTCAAAGGTGATTTCTTTTACAAGAGCACCATCACGATAGACTTCTGCTAGAACATCAGTCCATACAGTACCTTTATCAGTCCATCCCATTGGCTGAGTTACTGATGATTGATATTCACCACCCGATTCCCAAAGTGTAACACGACCACGCTTGCTACGCTTGCCGCTATCAGTGACAGGGTCTTTGTAAACATCGCGCCAGTAAGGTAGTTCACCGTTAGTGTTAACACCGATTGCGCTACACTTCATTGCCCATTGCATTGTGTCACGATCCACACGTTGAAGCAACGCTCCACCTTGACCAAATGCCACATTGTCAGCACTGAATCCTGCAAGTTCCATACAGAACAAAATGCTGTGAATACTGGCGTGATCAATACCATCACCTTGGATGATACGAACCGCTGGGTTCAATACACGAAAGCCTTTTGCGTTAGTAGTAGAACCAAAGTACTTCTCAAGAATGTACAAACACTTTACAACCACGTCACTGGGGTTACCCGAGTCTGGCCGGACGACCAAAGTTGCGCCTGAGTCAAGGACATCTTGTTTAAGGACCGTGCCCCAGAGTTTGCAGGCTTCGTAAATGTCATAGCTGTCTGAGACACAAGCAAAGATACCACCTTGTTTGGCGTTTTGCTTGACCATGTTGCGGTACGAGTCAACTTCATTTTCTTTACCCCAGCTTGTTACAGTACTATGTTCCATAGCTGGAATACTAAAGCCAGCAACCCCAGCGTTATAATATTCACGAGCATATAAAATGCCAGAGATAGTATCTGTACCCATGAAGTTAACAAGGTGTGCGGCTCCCCCAATCCCTGCAGACTCCATACTAGACACGCCACGAGCACCAAAGTCGTGCAACTTAAAATCAATAGTTGTAGGATCACCAGTTTTCTCCAATGCTTGTAGAATGATTTTTTTAGATTCGTAGCTGTTAGTTGCTACAGTTGTTGGATACCAAATTGCACGAAGGAGAGCCGTCTCAAGGAATGAGGTAAGCCAGAAACATTTTGGGTCAGTGTTCTCAATTGTCGCAAGGACGTTTTTAATCGGGACAATCGTTCCTTCTGGTACTGCTCGGATAGTAACAGGTAACCTGCCTCCGTGTGTGTTAAGAATATATTCCCAACCTGCTCGGTTGAAAGGTTCTCCGTGGGCTGTGATGATAGCTTCTGCGACATCGATATCTTCCTTGGTGATCGGGGTAGTTAGGTACTCTTTGATGAACGCCTGAAGACCGAAAAATACAGTATCGTTCCACTGCCCGCCTCGGGACTCAATGTAAGAGTATACATATTCAGTACCAGAAGGATACTGATTAAATTGACTGTATTTATACGAGTCGGAATTGAGAATGATGTTTTTAGTAATTGACATATAAAAATCCTTTATATTAATGTCTGCTCGGAGTCTATCTCCTTGCTGCTTAGTATTTATCTATTGTAACAGACTTTGTATTAAAAGTCAAGCGAATTCTACTAAAGTAACAGAACCACCTTGCGCATTTACCCGAACAGCAAATGCCTCCAGAAGAGTCATAATCCGCACTTTATCACCACCCGCCAGCCCCATACCGATTAGAGGGAACCCAAAGCGGCAACTGCCTGCTCTTATCTCTAACTTACGCAGGATGACTTCAAAGCTGGAGTATTCAAAATGATCAACTGTTTCACCTGTCTTGTTGAAGTCATACTGTGTGTATGCGTTGACTACAGTGAATCCACTCGCACCCACTTGAATATCAGCAATGGTGTAATTACCAAGCTTGTTGACATCACCTGCCTCAGTTTCCTGATCAACTTGATATGCCTCAGGAATTTCTGCTTTAATCTGTTTTGCCAGGCCACTGCCCATGGTGTTAAAGCAATTACAGCCTTGGACGATAACGTCGAATTCACCTTGTTGGGCAAGTTTAATCAAATCGCCTTTGATGTGTATTAGTTTGTTCATAATTCTTTTCTCTTTGATTTTAATGTCCATCCCATTGCCGCACCCGAATAAAATGTCTCTGGTGGGTTGAACTTGACTCTGTTCAGTGTGAATGCTTTTAGCACGTGATCACCGTTCCATGAATTACGACTTGTAGTAATGAATCCTTTTGCTTCAAGTTCATTTCTGAGTTTTGCGTATTCGGGATGATCACCCGATGATGTTGTAGTCCACTGATGTGTGCCCTTGATAATCTTAATCAAATCCTCAGGTGTGGGATTATCTGGATTCTCAAGAGTGCTTTGGTATGTGGTTTTCATTTCACTACATACAAAACTTTCGTCAATCTCAAATATGTTTTTCATACTTCGATAATTCTATACTTAGAATGTGGATAATGTTCGTTCAGCCATTCAATCATACCGTCTTCGTAGGGAAGGAATACAGTGTGCGTTTTGTCTGCGATATAGCGTTTCATTTAAAAAATTGGTATAATATCGCCACGCTTGCGCTTGACGAATAACTTAAATTCTGCTACAAATTCTTCTTTGATCTTTAGGTCAGCATCAGGTAAATGCTCGTTAACAAAATCAATAAAGCGATTTACCCCTGTCTCGGTTGATAGCATTTCTAATAGATTGACTTCATACTGCGGCAGTGCGAGTTTATCAATCGTAACGGTTACACCAAAGATTGTACCAACCCCGGTCAGTGGGACCTTCATGACATGGCCCCAATCAGTGTTTACAATTTTACATGAAATCATTCTGGTACTTCATTCAAAATATCTTCGCACGATTGCAGGCCGCGTTCCCATCGTGCCATCATTTTACGGAAGGCAGCAATGTTCTCACGATTGTGAAACAAGTCTCCACTCCAAATAGCGGCATCAATCTCGTCCATTGGACCGTCTTCTAAACGATTGTAATGTTGATTTGTCATTTTGTCGGTACCCAATCTACTGTGACACGGAAGCTGCCTTGCATGATACCGTTGTCGTCTTGCGGAATATCAAAATCGTCAATCAATGAATCAGAAAAGAATTCATTAACATCACGATCCATATCTACAATGGATTCACCGGTATATTCTTTATCAAATAAAATCATTCTTCTAATCCTTAAAAAGGGATGTCATCATCCATATCGGCAAATACCACTGGTTCACGCTTGGGTGCAACATAGTTCTCGTCGTGGAAGTTGTCGAACACATCTTGATATTCTCCGGCGCCACATCGCAGTCTGTCTTGATTATTACACAGAATTTCAACTCGGTCAAGACTAGAATGTGGGTTATAAGGATGATGTACAGTTACATATCCATTATAGAATGTACCTTCCCAGGCGCCGTTGACCACCCAAAAGTCAAAGTGTGCGGCACCGTACTCTTGACCTATATTAACAAGCAAACTTGGACGTTCCTTGGTGCCTAACATCAGTCTCATTTTTCAACTCCGAAATCAAATTCAAATTGTGTGCCGGATTCGATATAGAAATATTCAAATGCTGGTTTCCATACCGCGCCTTCACAATACCAAGGTTTGTTGACTAGCCATCTACGGCCAATGTTTGGTCTAATTTCAATCATTCTTCAACTCCGAAATGTTCTAGAATCTGAAGTTTTGCGGCTCGCAAAACTTCATTGTCACCACCTTCGACATCTTCTAAATTGGTGTCACGAGCGAGTTGAGCACATTCTTTGACGATCAACTCGGCAAACTTTTCTAATTCATTGTTACGAAATACAAGCCCGCTA